GGGGGCGAGGGCGCGGGCCCTCAGGACCGCAGCTCGATAGTCTGGTGCTGCCTCGGCCAGCGCATCCGCGGATGCCGCGTGGAACACCAGCAGCGCTCGCAGCGCCTCCCGTAGCCGGTCCCGCTCGGCGGCCACGGCCCGCACCGCTGCCAGCGAGTCCTCGTGCATCGTGCGGATCGTCTCATCGCGCTTGGCGAGGGCGGCTTCGGCGGCTTCGGCTCGGGCGCGCAGCTCCGGCGCGGCGGCCATGAGCGCGGCCAGGTCGGGATCGACGCCTCGCACGACTGGGCTACAGAGCCCGTCGCCAGGATCAGGAATCCAGTGCACGTCACGGAGATCTGGATCCAGAGTCGATGCGCGCTCCGAGACATGCCAGGGGGTCGGTGGGTAGGTGTTTTCGCTCATGGCTCGCGGCCCTCCTTCACCGTGTCGGGTGGCCTCCCGGTGCTTCGGGCACCGCGCGTCGTGCTGCGGTCCCGGCTCCGCCATGCTCGCGCGCGTCGCGCCTCCTACCGCAAACACGCACAGGCACGCGGGCGTCGCGGAGCCGAGAGAGAGCGCCTCCTCGAGTTGCCGCAGGCACGCGGCCCACCCGGCGCCCGCCCCGCCTTGAACGTGCTCGCGCCACATGCCGACGAGACCCTCAGCACGACGCAGCGCCCCCCGTAGCTGGTCCCGCTCGGCCTCGGCGGCGGCAAGGCGCTCGGCGGGGACGAAGCGCCGCTCTTCGCAGCCTGACGATTTTTCGTGTTCGCCCCGGCAGATGTAGAGATCCCCGTTGTCCTCGCGGATGTTCCAGCGCCGCGTTCGGAGGGCCTCGGCGCGTTCCCGCCCGAGCCGCTCCACCTCTGCAGCGCATGGACAGGGCGGATTGTGGCGGCATTCGCTCATGTCCCCTCCTTCGCCGTGTCGGGGGCGAGGGCGGCGCGGAGGGCCTCGGCATGCTCGGCGTTGCCGCTCGCCTTAGCATAGGCGCCTGCCCAGTGCGCAGGTGCGTCCGAGAAAGATGCCGCCCTGGCCGCCGCAGCGGCCAGCTGTGCTTCGTGCTCCCACTTCTCAGCCAACTTCGTCAGCGCCTCCCGTAGCCGGTCCCGGTCGGCGCGGAGGGCCGCGAAAGCATCGAAGTGGTGCGTTCGCAGGAACTCCGCGTGTTCGGCGTGGGCAGCGTCCCGCTCGGCCTCGGCGGCTTCGGCGCGAACCTGCCACTCGAGTATCGTCGTGTCGCAATCGCCGGTGTGCCCCTCCAGTTGGCCGCACCAGGTGCCGATGCTACATAGCTCCGTGTCGTCGCTCATGGCTCCCGTCCTTCCGCCGTGGCGAGGGCGGCGCGGGCGCGCATGAGGACCACCTTCTGCAGCGCGGCGCCGACCATCTCTGTGACGCCGCATGCGCCGGTCGTGTAGTCCACCGAGTCGAGGAGAAGCCCCAGAGCCTCCCGTAGCCGGTCCTGCTCGGCGCGGAGGGCCGCGATCTCGGACACCTCCTCGCGCCATGGCGGGTAGAGCTCGTCCATCTCCTCGACGGCAAAGCCGCCGCGCTCGGCGAGACGCTCGAGACTCTGGCTCCGCCCATACCGGCTCGCGTAGACGCCATACGCCTTGTCGGCCACGCTCCACGGGACCGACAGCGGCGCGGCGGCGCGCGGATAGCCTCGATTCGCCGGCTGGAGCTGGAACATCCGCGGCGTGCTCATGGCTCCCTGCCGTCCGCCTCGCTAAGGGCAACGACGGCCCTCTCGAGGACGTCGTCGGGGACGCCCGGGGCGACCGTCAGCGCGGCCGAAACCATGTCCCGGAGCGCCGCCAGCAGCTTCGGCGACGCCGCAGCGAGCGTGGCATCCTCCCGCCGGTCCATCACGCCGATGAGCCGCCCCTCCGTCCCGTGCTCCTCGCAGTAGATCGTCCGGAAGACCTTGCGCCCGGTGCGCCAGGGGCCGGGGGTATGGGTCGTCTCGCTCATGGTTTCTCTCCTTCGGTGCCGGTCAACTCGCCCGGTCGCCGCTGGCCAGCCCAACCCGTCCGCTCCGGAGCGCTTGCGAAATCAGCCTCTTCTTCTTCGTCCCCCCACCCGCACCGCGGACACACGCTTCCCGGCAGGATCTCGACAGGGATCGGGTGGCGCTCGTACTTCAACGCCTCCCGCACGACTCGATCCTGGTCGTCACCGCAGGCGATGATCTCCGAGAGGCCAACCCCGCGCCTCGCCGTGTAGTGCCTGGTCAACATGGATCACCTCCGAGGTTGAGCAGCCCGAACTCGGAGAACCCATCCCCGTTGCGAGCGATCGCGAAACCGTAGGAGGCGAGCTCATCCGATGGATGCGCGCAGCAGATCGTGTGCCCATCGTCGAGCCAGAAGCAGGTAGCCCCAGCCGCGAGCAGGTCCTCCTCCGGCACGACCCGCTTCACGAAGGCCGCCTCGACGACCGACGCGTAGACGGCAGCTCCGAGACACGGGCGATCGTCCGTGCAGCCGCAGATGACGCACATCCCGCTAGGCATGGGTGGGCTCCATTCTCGGGCGGGCCTCGCCAATGACGCCGGGGCGGCCAGCCGCGATCGCGGCAAGAACGGCGCGTAGCTTGTCATCGTCCAGGACCGAGAGGAGCTCATCGACAGTCGCCTTTCCGTGCCCGTTCCAGAGGTCGAAGGCGACCCGAAGCATCACGATCTCCCCGTGCGACATGGGGCCGCCACCATCCTGCAAGAGCCGGCACGCATCACCCGTAGGTCCCTTGTCCGTCCAGAGCCGCTCAAGGCGAACACGGCCCAAGAGCGCGCGGATCGCTTCGCACTGCTGCTTCTCGCTCTGCCACATCACGCCCTCTCTTCGATCTGCGCGTCCATCGCTTCTGGGCCGCCCCGGTATGCCCGCCCCACCTCCACGGCGAGCAGGATCTCGAGACACCGCAGGCAGGTAACCCGCTCCCTGTGCTCCGTCACCCGTCCAGAGGGCCGACCGCAACGGGCGAACCTCTCGCCGAAGTCATGGCGGCGGTAGTGGGTGCGCTTCATGGCCTTCTCCTGTTCGTCCTCGTACTGCTGGCCGGCGGCGCGCCCTTGCGATTCCACGCCGCCGGCCATCGCCCGTCCGTCTTCCCCCGGAGCACTGTCTCTCCGGGCGGAGGGCTACCTCAGACTTCAGAAGCCTCGGATCGGCCGTCGCCGTCGCGTTCACCGGGCATTGCCTCGGGCTGCGCGGCATGCGAACGCGCTCCGCGTCCCTTCGGCTTCTTCGGCCGGCCGGGACCGCGGTGGTGGCGCTTCTCGGGCGCGGGCTGGGCGAGCCGGGTGCGCTCGACTTCTTCGGCGTCGGACTTGGCTACCTCGGCGCCGCTCGTGAACCAGTCGCCGCGCTTCTTGCCCTGGACCCAGCGGCATGCGCCGTTCTTCTTCTCGATCGCGTACGCGAGCCCATCCGAGGCCATGCCGAAGATCCGGCCGTCGGCCTCGGTGCTCCAGCGGATGGGCGCCCGCGCGATCGCCTCCTCGCGCGTGCCGACGAGCGAGTCCGGATGGAGGGGCGGCGCGCCGCCGGCCTTGAGCAGCGCGTCCGCGCATCGCTCGACGTGGTGGGCGGTGCAGGCGTCCTTCGCCTTCGTCTGGTTTTCGCGCACGATCACCGTCGCCTTCTTCGCCCCGGCCTTGCGGAACATCGCAGTGAAGCCACCCGTATCGAGACGCTCGAGCTCGTAGGTCCCGCCCACGCCCGATGCGGCCTGGACGTTCTCGCGGACCCACGCCCACGCGAGCGCTGGGACCTCTGGTCTCTCCCCGGTCCCGTTCTCGCCGTTGCCGTTCGTCTGGACGCGGTGCGTCTCGCATGCGGCCTTGGCCTGAGCCTCGGGGAGGCCGAACCCGCCCACGACGATCTGGCTCTCGCCCTTGCTCGGGGCCCACGCTGCGGTCCAGTTGCCATCGAGCGCGACGAGGAGGGTGTAGGCGCCGCCCTCGCTCCCCGCGGCCCACTGCGAACCGTCCTCACCCTCGCGCTTCATCCAGACGAGACCAATCGGGGGCGGCTCCTTCTTCGCTGCGCCGTTCTTCTCGGGAGCAGCCTTCTCCGGCGCGGGGTCTTCCTTGGCCTCGGCCTTGGTGCGCTCCGCGTCCTCGATCTTCTCGTCGCGGATCCGCGCGGCGGCGTCGAGGATGCGACGGAGGATTGAGTCGCGCTTGCGCTCGCCGATCTCCGTGCCGGGGATGTCCAGTTGCGGCAGGTCGACGCCCTTCAGGACCCGGCGGACATGGGCGATCTGCTCATCGAGCCCCGTGACCTCGCCACGGAGAGCTTTCGAGATGCGGCGGCGCTTGTCCGCGACGTCGTCGCGCTCGTCGAGGAGCGCCTCCAGCTTCGCGGTGAACTCGTCGTGCAGCGTGCGCGAGATCCTCATGACAGTCCCTCAGTCGTGGCAGGCGCAGGACTTCGGACAGCGGAACAAGGCCGGGCCGGAGGCGAAACCGTTGTAGCTCCCAGCCCACTCGCAGCAGGCCGGGCCAGGCGGAAGCGGTCGACCGCCGGCGCTGAAGCCCATGCAACCGCGCATCTCTTCCAGCGCGGATCGGACGTCGGCCAGGTGCTCCTCCCTTGCCGGCTTGCGTCCGCGGGTGCAGACGACTCCCAGGCCTGGGACGATGCGGCAGGTGAGCTCCTTCGTGATGAAGGCCTTCGCTGCCTTGATCGTCTTCGCCGGATGGGCCGTGCACAGGAGCTGCGCCTTGTCGACCCAGGCGCATCCCACGTCGCAAGCGTCGAACTCGGTGCAGCCACACAGGATGCAGCGGCCACCACCCTCGGCCAGCGCGAGGGCGCGCAGCCCCTGGCACTCCCCGCAATCGCAGCCGACCTTCGGGTGGTAAGGAGACTGCTCGAAGTAGCCGCACTCGCGCGCCTTGGACATGATCGCGAGGAGCGCCTCGTACATGGGCGGCGCCTGCGCAGCGAGGAGCGCGCGCTCGTGATCGAGGGCGGCGCTGCCCTTGGAGTGAAAACCGCCGATTACGCTGCGACGGTGCTTCGGGCCGCGGTCCAGGAAGATCTCGTTCCCGTCGCGCCTGGCCCCCCAGCGCTCGCCGGCGCCGACGCCTTCCGATGCGGTCTGCTCGCGTGCCATGGCCTACCCCTCCCCCGCCAGGATCTCGGCGAGCCGCTCCCGAGACCTCACCCGGGCGCGCGCCTCGGCGATGCAGAGCGCGAGGTCATCGTCGGAGAGCGCGGATGGGTCGCAGCCAGTGGCGACGCCGTTCTTGGGCGTGAGGCGGGGCGTCTCGTGCGACGTGCCGTTCTTCGCGGTGGCGCCGTTCTTGCGCCAGGGGTAGCGGCACACCGTGCAGATCCCGCTCTCGTTATCCCTGCGGATCGGCTTCACGTGGCACTTCGTGCAGAGCTTCTTCTCCGTCTCTTCGCTCTCGGGCATGATCTCGTCCTCGTCATCCGATGGAGTCGTCGGGGCGCCCGGGCTCTGGTGCGCCGCCACCGCTGGCTGGCCCCGCGGCCCCGCTACCTCTCGGTCCGGGCGTCCCGGCGGCTCCACCGCTTCGAGTGTGGGCCGCGTCACCTGTCCGAGATCCGAGACGAATCCCTCCTTGCGCGCGCGGCGGACGCACGGCGTGCTCCCGCACACCTCCGGATGGAGCGCGAGCATCCTGTCGCCGACGGTCGCTCCGCAGTACCTGCACCGGCCCCCGATCTTCACGAGGCGGTCGAGCCACGCCTTCGTTCGCGCGTCGTCATCGGCGAAGCGCTCCTCCACCAGGTCCTGCACGGCACCCTGGCCGAACGAGGTCCCGGCGGTCGTGATGAGGGCAGCCATCATGCGGCGTCCTGCGGTTCGTCCTCGGCGAGGAGGACGAGAGGCAGCGGCACGATCTCGGCCGCGGGCGGGTAGGTCTCCTTGAGCTCGCGCTCGAACTCCTCGCAGTTGGCACCGACGTCGCGCACGGCCAGCCTATGGATGAAGACGTGGCACGGGATCCCGCGGTCGGTGACGCCTTCCCAGATCCGGCAGGGGACACCCTCGATGGTGGTGAGCTTGGAGGTCGAGGTGATGGTGATCTTCATGGCCTTACTCCTTCGCCTTAAGCGGCTCGAGGGCGCGGTGAGAAAAGCCTTCCTTGCGCGCGCGCCGCCGGCATTCCCCGCGCCCACACACGGCCGGGTGGTTGGCGATGGACCCTTCGGTCAAGTGGCGCCGGCAATAATGACAGCGGCCGAGGACCTTCAGCACGTAGTGGAGCCAGGCTTTGCGCGTCTGATGATCTTCGGCGTAGCGATCCGCCACGGTCGCGACGAGCACGCCGCGGTTGGACTCGGATAGAGTCGCGTTGCGGATCATGGTCGTCTCTCCGGGTTCTTCGGTGGGTCCGTGAATGTGAGCCGATCAAGCGTGAGGTCCGTTGCCACTCGACCAAAAAGGCACCGCACCTTCATGATCGCATTGAACCCGACGTCGCGCTTCCTGGAGAGCATGTTCGACACGGCCCCGTGTGTGAGCCCAAGGTCATGAGCGAACTGCATGTCGGTCCTGCCCTGGTCGTGGTAACGGTCGCGGAAGTACCGGAACCAACGGCCCCAGCGCGCGCGCATCTGCCGCTCCAGCCGAATCACGGTCGCCCTCCGTTCGCTTCGGCCTGGAGCCATGCCCGGCGTGTGCATGCCTCCAATCTCTCGTCCAATCTCCGCATCTCGGGGCTAAGGGAGATCCTCCAGCGAAGTGGGATCCTCCATGGCGACTCGTTTGATGGAGCGAGTGGACACGCTCGCGCATGCGGGTGACAGTGGAGGTCCTCGCCGCAGCCGATACAGGTGACCAGGCGCGATGGGCGACCTCCTGCCGGCGGTGGATCCTCGCCTGGCGCGTCGCCAGCAAACAGGACCGGGAAAGAAGCACACACCATCTGGCTGCGAGGGATCATCACCATTGCCTTTGCATCGACTTCGAGCGAGGCCGTGAGATATCGCACGCGGCGCGAGTTGCCAAGTGGTGACCGCCCGGCACCGATGGGTAGATACCCGTACGGTTGACCTAGCACTATGAGAATGAATCGGTGGATCGCCGGTGGACGACGGCGAAGCGTTTGTGGCTAACTACCCGCTTACTTTCCGGCGGTGGCCGCCGTTGGGCGGCTCCTTCGGCGGCTCCTTCGGTGGATCCTGGAACGCGAGCGTGTCGAGCGTGAGGTCCGGCATGTACTTGCGGAAGGCCAGCAACATCTTCAGCGCGACATCAAAACCGACCTCGCGCTCTCGCGCAATCACGTGCGACACGAAGCCCTTGGAGACGCGTAGATCCTTCGCGAGCTCCACATCAGTCTTGCCGTGCGCTCGGTACAGGTGGGCACCAAAGTACCGGAACCAGGCGGACCAGCGCTCCCGAACTGCCGCTTCTGTGCGTGAGAGCCGACTCATGGGTCGGCGGAGGGTATGTTTCAAGGCCTGTACCAAGTGGCAACTACGACGGATGGAGCGAAGGCCAAGGGCGCGCACGGACCGGATGGGAACAGGAAAGGGCCGTTGTCGATATCGAGAGGCGTTGCTACCACACTCCACGGCGGTGTTCACGTGGCAACTTCGCGATCCAGAGTGACGAAGTTGCTTGCGCCGACAGCCTCTGCTAACACGCCGCGTCCCATGAAGCCCCTCGATCGCTGGATGCGACAGAAGCGTCTCTCCACCGCCCAGATCGCGGCAGCCCTGAACGTCTCCCGCATCACTGTGTGGCGATGGCTCTCTGGCTCCCGTGCGCCGCAGAGAGAACTTGCCAACCGGATCGCTGCGCTCACCGAAGGCGAGGTCCCCTCGGATTCATGGGACAAATCGCCGCACGCGAGGCAGCGCGAGCGGGGCAAGGCCAGGGCAGCGTAGCGGGAGGGTCCTCCATCATGCTCCGAATCCGAACGGCTCCGAGGATCCTCCTCGGGGGGTCCGCGCACCCCGCGTCGGAACCGGCCGTCGCGCCGGCTCCGCTCGGCGACGAGGCGCTGAGCGAAATCAGCAGCTGCTTCTTCCGCCCCTCACCTCGCTCCCCCATGAGTCTCGCCTGCCCGGCACCCTCTTCCTGACGCGCCGTGACAAGCCACACCTCGTGGACGGGCGACGCTAACCACCCCTCCGGGGTAGACTTTCGCGCGTGGTCCGGCGCGCGGAACGATGGCTCTCCACGGGTGCCGTGGCTCGTCTCGTCCACCGGAGCATCTGGTGGGTACGGCGCGAGATCACGGCCGGTCGACTCGACGCGCGCCGGCTCGGCGGGCGCGGCTGGTATCAGGTGTCCACCACTGGCGTGGCGAGGCTCCTGCACCGTCTGCACCGTTTGCACTGATTTCTGCGCGCCTGATAGTGACTTTCACGTACAGCTAAGACCATGTCTTCCACGTGGTCCTTTGGCGGCGGGCAGACTGGGATCCTTTCTTCGGCGCCGAGAAGCCGCGCTGCACGCTCGCGGCGCGCACTCCTCGTCCTCCGAGAGAGAGCTCCGCCTCATGCGAAGCGCGATCCGATCGCGAGCGGCGTCAAAGCATCATCGAGAGGGCCCGCGTCGACAGCGAGCTCGTCGTCCTCGGCCGCAAGGTTCATTCGCTTGGCCTTGACGGTCGCGTCCCCCGAGACGAGCTCGTGCGCTTTGCGATCTCGGGGAGGCTGTCGGCCGACGCGCACGTGTCCTGTCCTCGCTACGGAGTCGACACGGGGAACGGCGCTGGCATGCCCGTCCGCTGCTGCATCCAGCGCCAGGCGGCGAAGTGGCCGGGGAAGAGGGCGCCCATCCACGACTATTGCGGCTCCGGCACATGCCCGCTCGGCCTCGAGTACCGGGTGCGCGCCGACTACTCGGCCGAGGAGGACTGGGCGTCGAAGTCGAAGCGGCGGCTCCCCAGCTACCAGTTCTTCCGCAAGGACGCGGGGATCCAGCGCCAGAAGCGGCGGCTCGCCGTGTTGAACGAGTACCCGGTGCCGACGATCGACGTGCCGCCTGGCTACGTCGCGCGGCCGCTCATTGAGAGCGACGCCGACGACGTGAAGGTCGCGCTCGCGCCGTGAGCTCGTCGCAAGGAAGAAGCAGACGCTGATTTCGCACAGCGCCTCGGAGCGGGCGCGCTCGTCGGGCACGCGGCGTCCGGGCGGGATGGACGGTGCGCTGCTTCCCTGCGGTGACTGCGCGTCATGTGAGGCGCACCGCGCACGCATGCCGGTGAACCCGATCTGTGACCGCCCGTCGCGCCGGTTCCGCCGGAGCGAGGCTTCTGAAGCCAGCAGCTTTGACCGTCGAGAATCTCCTACGTCCCGACGATCCCCCCCCTATGAGACGCTATCGGGCATGGCGGACAATCGCCTTGCCCCCGCCCCATCCCGCGCCGCACCGCTCCTCGCGCCGCTGCAGGTGGATGCCGAAGGCTCGAGGCGCCTCTTCGAGGCCTGGCTCGCCGGCCGCAACGACAACACCCGCAAGGCCTACGCGGCGACCGCGAAGGACTTCGCCCTCTACCTCGCGCGGCGCTTCGGGCGGGAGCTCTCCCCAGAGGCCGCGCTTGGCGAGCTGCTCCAGGCCGGCCACGGCCCGGCCAACATCATCGCCCTCGACTACCGGGCGGACCTCCTCACGCGCGTCGCGCCCGGGACGGTGGCCTTGCGCATCTCGAACCTTCGGGCCGCCGTGAAGCTCGCTCGCATGCTCGCCATGATCACCTGGGAGCTCGAGACGCCGAGCGTCAAGGTCGTCCGCTACCGCGACACCGAAGGACCCGGGATCGAGGCGGTGCGCGCCATCGCAGCTCTACTGCGCGGTCGGGATGGAGCGCGCGCCACGCGCGACCGGGCCCTCCTCGCGCTCCTCTACGGCCAGGGTCTGCGCCGCGGCGAGGTCGTCTCGCTCGACGTCGAGCACCTGGACGTCGAGGGCGCCCGGGTGGCGATCCTTGGCAAGGGCCGGCTCGAGCGGGAGTGGGTTGCGCTCTCTCCCGACGTCCTCGAGGTCCTTCGGAGCTGGCTCGCCATGCGCCCCTCGCGGGAAGGCGAAGAAGGGGAACAGCCCTCCGGCCCGCTCCTTTTCGGCTGGAGCGCGATCACCGGGAAGCCGATGGGCCGGCTCACGGGCCGCGGCGTGGCGAAGATCGCCGCCCGGTGGGGAAGGGCGCTCGGCAGGATCTGCCGTCCGCATGGGCTGCGCCACACCGCGGCGACGGAGCTGCTCGACGCCGGGATGACGTGGGCCGAGGTCGCGGGCTTCACGCGGCACAAGGACCCGAGCACCCTGCAGCACTACGACGACAACCGGGCGAGGCGCGGGCGGAGGGCGGCGCAGCACCTCGCCAGCAAGGTGAAGCTGTAGAACGCGGGGCCGTTTCAGTCTCTAATCGGCCCCGTGGCGCCTCCTGCAGCTGATACGCAAAGAGCATGCCCGCGAAGCCGAAGAAGAAGCCCGTCGCCGCGCTGCGCAATCGCATCGTCGCGCACGACCTCGTGCCAGCCGAGACCCTTGAAGCCCACCCCTCGAACTTCCGCCGGCACCCAGCTGCCCAGCGCGCCGCGCTCGAAGGCTCGCTCACGGAAATAGGATGGGTGAAGGCAGTGCTGGTCAACCGGACCACCGGCCGGATCATCGACGGCCATGCGCGGGTAGAGGAGGCGGCGCGGAAGAAGGAGCCCGTCCCCGTCGACTACGTGGAGCTCTCGGAGGAAGAGGAGCGGCTCGCCCTCGCCACGCTCGACCCCTTGACCGAAATGGCCACGGTGGACGACCAGGCGCTCGCCGCGTTGCTCCAGGGCGTCGAGACCGAGGACGCAGGCCTCCGGGAGCTCCTCGCCTCGCTCGAGCCGGAGCAGGGCGGCGACGAGCCGGTCACCGTCGAGGAGGTCGATGTCTCGGCCGTCACCGAGGATCGCTTCTGGATGAGCGTCCGGGGACCCTTGCCCGAGCAGATGGAGGCGATCGAGCGGCTCCGGGCTCTCCTCGAGGAGCTGCCTGGGGTCGAGGTCGAGGTGGGGACGTTCGTGGGGTGAGCATGCCACCGGAGGCGCCATGAAGGCCGTGAACCGGACGAAGGACGCGCGGAACAGGGAGCAAGCGGGGAAGCGCCCCTCTGGCGCGCACGAGAAGCTCGACAACAACCCCGCGGCCCGGGAGGCGAAGCTCGAGCTGCGCCGCCGCGTGCTCGCCGAGGTGACGCCAGCGCGCGTCTTCGACGCCTTCTGCGGCCGGGGCGAGATGTACCGCGGTGTGTGGAAGGAGGGTGCGACCGACTACGTGGGCTGCGACGAGCGCCCCTGGCACCGGGACGATCCGCCACGCTTCGTCGCCGACAACACGCGGCTCATGAGGGCGATTGACCTCGGGCGCTTCAACGTCTTCGACTTCGACGCCTACGGCTCGCCCTGGGACCAGGCACTCATTCTGGCCGCGCGGCGGAAGTGGCGGCCGGGAGAGAAGGGCGCGCTCGTTCTCACGGACGGCTCGGCGTTCTCCCTCGGCTGGACGCACATCCCCCCCGGAATGCGCGAGCTCGCCGGCCTCATGACGAAGATCGGGCCGTCGACGAAGAGCCACGTCGCGGACCTCATGGACATGGCGCGAAGGGGATGGGCGAAGCGCTCCCACGTCACGATCCTCGCGATGTGGCAGGCGGCGGTGAAGACCGGCGCGGAGGTCGTCTACACGGCTCTCGTCTTCGAAGGTCAGAAGAGCGAGGCCTGAGCCTGGCGCGCGCGTCGCGCTGTTGGCAGCTCCCGGACGCGGAGGTCGGGCGGCAAGTCTTCGAGCTGGTGGCGCGGGCTCGGGAACCCGCCGAGCTGCTTCATCCAGAAGGCGCCGCCGGCGCCGTGCGTCGCGTCGCGCACGCCACGCGCCCAGGCGAGCTCCATCGGCCGGCACTTCGGCCCGCTCTCGCCGCCGGCGATGACCCAGTCGATGCCGTTGAAGTCGGGCCTCTCGATTTCCTCGAGGAGCGGCTCCACCGAGAGGAAGCGCACGACGGCGGGGATCTGGCGCAATGCCTCCGCACGCCAGAGGCCCTTCGCGTCGCCGACGGTGACGCCGAGCCAGACGTTCGGATAGCCCTCGCCCCAGTCTGTGGGAAGGAGGCCCGAGATCCGGTGGGCGCGCTTCGAGAGCATGAGCCAATCGAGGTTCGGGGTCCTGCGGATGAGGTCGAAGGCGCGGGCGACGATGCCCGCGGGTGCGTCCTCGTCGGCCCAGTCGCACATGGAGCCGTAGAACACCCGGCGGCGCTCGCCGGCCTTGGCCGCGGCGCGGTCCCAGATGAGCGGCTGCTTCCAGTAGGCGTCGGTCGTGACGCGGCGGGGAGCGGTCTTGCCCCAGTGCGCGCCGCCGGTGCGCTTGTCGATGGCGGCGGCGTAGCAGTTCATGCACGCCGGGTCGATGCGCGTACAGCCAATGTGTGAGTTGAACGTGGAGTGACACCAGTTGATGGCGGTCGTTTCGCCCATGCGCGCTATTGTATGCCATCTACGGTCGCATATCAAGTGGTGCCGCTGCACCGAGTGGGACCGGGCGGGGCGATCCTGCGATACGCGGAGGGAAGGTGCGCGGCGCGCGGGAGTCAAGAGCCGGCGCCGAGCGCTGGTGCAGCGGCGGCGGACGAAGAACCCTGAGCCGGGGTCCCGCACTGGCCCCGCGTGGACCATGGGCCCCTCGGGAGTCGAGGCGTGACGATATGCGACTGAAAGTGATGGGTGACAGGCGCCGAATGGTCCCCATAAATGGGGGCGACCGCGATCAGAACGGAATCCCGAGCGATACAGCGGTCTTGCAGCGAGAAACGCCCCATCGGGAGTGCTGACACAAGAAGGGTGACAAACGCATGCCGGAAGTTCCCCCTAAAGGGCCAGTGCGGGGCCGGGCGGCGCGGGGCCTCGAGATGCGCCGCAAGGTCCTCGACCTCCGCGTGATGGGGGTGACCTTCGAGACGATCGGTCGCCAGCTCGGCGTCTCGAGGCAGGTCGCGCACCGGCACTACCAGCGCGCGATGCTGGCGGCGCAGGGGGACGCGGTCGACCTCGCCGCCGAGACGGCGGAGCTGACGCGGCGCCGGCTCGACGCCCTGGTCTCGGCCCACTGGGTGAACAAGGGCAAGGCCCGGAGTGCCGAGGTCATCATCCGGACCGAGGCGCTGCGCATGCGGCTCGAGGGCACGGAGGCGCCGACGAAACTCGAGCATACCGGCAAGGACGGCAAGCCCATCGAGCTGGCGCACTCGGCGTTGCCCCTCGAGCTGCTCACCGACGAGGAGCTGGCGATTCTGGAGGAGATATCCCTCAAGGTGGCGGCTCGCGCCGCGGCGCGAGTGGGGGCCGATGCACGCCCTACCGCGACCGCCTGAGTTCGAGCTCGAGAAGGAGCGCCGCAGGCTCCTCGCAAGCTTCCCCGCCTACTCGCGCGCCGCGTGGCACGTCGTTGAGCCCGGGACGTCGCTCGTCTGGAACTGGCACCTCGACGCGATCGGCGAGCACCTCCAGGCCGTCTATCGCGGGGAGATCCGCCAGCTGCTCATCACGATCCCGCCTGGCCATCAGAAGTCGCTCCAGACCTGCGTCTTCTGGCCGACCTGGATCTGGGCGCAGAAGCCGGAATGGCGCGGCGTCTTCTCCTCCTACGCCTCGCAGCTCGCTATTCGCGACAGCGTGAAGTGCCGGCTCATCCTCGAATCCGACTGGTACAAGCGGAGGTTCGTCCGGGGGAAGTGGGAGCTCTCCGGCGACCAGAACGTGAAGGCCTACTACCAGAACACGCGCATGGGCTTTCGCCTCGCCACCTCCGTGGACGGGGCCGGCACCGGACATCGCGGCTCGGCGATCGTCGTCGACGACCCCTTGAAGGCGGGCGACGCACACTCGAAGGCGGCGCGCGACGAGGTCCTCCGCTGGTGGGACCAGGAGATGGCGAATCGCCTGTCCGATCCGCGCACCGGCGTGCGCGTCGTCATCATGCAGCGGTTGCACTCGCAGGATCTCGCCGGCCACATCCTCGAGCTCGGCGGCTGGGAGCACCTGTGCCTCCCCTCGCGGTTCGAGCCGAAGCGCCGCTCGGTCACCTATGGCCAGCACCCCGAGCGCGCAAAGCTCTGGGAGGATCCACGGAAGAAGGAAGGCGAGCTCCTCTTCCCGGAGATGTTCCCGGCCGACGTCATCGCCGCCGAGGAGCGGCGGCTCGGCTCGGTCGGCTTCCCAGGACAGCACCAGCAGCGCCCGACCGCCGAGGAGGGCGGGATGTTCAAGGCCTCCTGGTGGCGCTTCTGGCGGCGCGCCTGGGAGGACGACGTCGATGATCCCTATCTTGGCGATCTCCGCTCGCGCACCGTGGTCCTGCCCGACAAGTTCGACGAGTTCTCGCTCTCCTGGGACTGCGCGTTCAAGGATACGCAGCAGTCCGACTTCGTCGCCGGCGGCGTGTGGGCGCGAAAGGCCGCGGAGCGCTTCCTCCTCGATCTCGATTGGCGCCGCATGGACTTCCCGGAGACGCTCCGGGCGTTCCAGGCCCAGGTGGCGAAGTGGCCGAAGGCGACGGCGAAGCTCGTCGAGGACAAGGCGAACGGACCGGCCGTGATCGCGACGCTAAAGAGCAAGATCCACGGCATCATCGCAGTGAACCCGCAGGGCGGGAAGGAAGCGCGAGCCGCCGCGACATCACCACAGGTAGAGGCGGGGAACGTGTACCTGCCGCTCCACGCGCCGTGGCGGGACCGCTACATCGGCGAGCACAAGGACTTCCCGCTCGGCGCGCACGACGACGCGGTGGACCAACAGAGCCAGCAGCTGCTCCGTTGGCTCGGGACCGGGAACCTCGACTTCTTGCGAAGGATGTCCCAGCGATGACACTCGACGCTTCCCAGGCGAACGAGCGCCACCCGGGCCCGATGCAGCCCCTATTTCGCAGCCTCGTCTCCCAATGCCGCGTGCACCGCCTTAGCGACTGGTGTTCGGTGGTCGGCGGATGTGAGGCGCAGGTTGAGTTCGCGCGCCGCTGCGCCGAGCGCGCAGCTGAGTCGGGTGTGGACCGATGCGATTCTCTTGATAACCGTGGTCAACTGCCTCAAGCGCTTTATGTCAGTGCCCTGTTGCGCCGGTGAATCGGTGACAAGAGGGCTGAGAATAGGCACGACGTGTCCTGAGATTCCTTCCTCGGCCAAAGCCTTGTGCAACGTCACATACTGATCCAACGCTTCCAACAGCTCTGCCGAATTAGCGATGGGGATGACGCGTTGAATCATGAGCTCCAGCCGGTCAGCCGCCATCCTCATGCGATCGGCCACTTGCAGCATCTCCGGGTCTGGGGACGGCGCCGGTTTGTGATCGCGAGAGGCCATAATTCGTGCCTCGACATACTTTGTCTGTTCGGAGCCCAGTGTCTGGTAGCCCGAGTCGAGCTCGAATAGCTGCTTGCGTGACTCGTCTAAAGCATCGATCGCCCGATCGAGCCAGCGCAACTCCTCCGCATGCGCCCGCTCGGCGGCACGCGAATTCTGATCCTGGCGCCACCTCTCCTCGTCGTGGCGATGTTGAACGCATAGCGATACTTGCGAACTCACGACTGCGATGAGGCCGCCGATCAGTGCTCCCTTGACGGAATCGGGGAAGAGGAGACGCCGCCCTTGCTGTGGATCCATGCGGTCATGATACATGCTTGCCCTGTCATCTCAGGTCCTGCCACCGCCCGCCTTGCGGGAGCTTCATCGAGGCCTGTGCCACGTCCGTTGGCCATCGCGGCGCTTTTTCCCGTCCAGGGAAGCCCTGATACGTGGGAACCATGGCGCGAACGCGTGCCGTGGCCCGGCGGAAGGATTCGGCTGACCCTCCTCGCGCCTCCGCGCCGCCGAAGGTAGTCCCTGGCCTCACGAAGCTCGACGGCTGGGAGAACGTCCTCACGGGCCTCGGGACCGCCCGCGACAAGCGGACCGGCGGTGCCGTCTCGTACAGGAGGCTCTCCTACGTCGAGTGCGAGGACCTCTGGCGCGGCGACGACATGGCCGCGAAGGTCGTCGAGGAGCCTGCCCGCGAGATGACTCGCAGGTGGCTCGACGTCCAGATCGAGAACGAAGGCGAGGACGACGTCTCCGAGACGAAGGCCGACGCCGAGCTCGTCGAGAAGGATCTGAAGCGCCTCAAGAGCCAGGGCCGGGTGCGCGAGGCGATCATGCGCCAGCGCGCCTACGGCGGTGCGGTCCTCCTCGTCGGCGCCGACGACGGGGTAGCGGACATCTCGAAGCCGCTGCGCGAAAACACGCTCAAGCGCATCCGCTTCCTCACCGTCTTCGACGCCTGGGAGGTCTACCCGCGCAACTACTACCAGGACCCCGAGGAGGAGGGCTACGGCGAGCCGGAGACCTACTGGATCTATCCGCAAGGCGTGCCGGGCGGGCTCTACACGGGCTCGAAGCCGACGAAGGCCACCACGACCATCGTGCATGAGTCGCGGCTCTTGCGATTCGAGGGGATCCGGGTCTCTCGCCGGCAGGCGCGTGAGAACCGTGGCTGGGGCGACTCCGTCTTCGTGCGGATGCAAGAGGTGCTGCAAGACTTCGGCATGTCCTGGGGCGGCGTCGCCCATCTCATGCAGGACCCCTCGCAGGCCGTCTTCAAGATGCGCGGGCTCTTTGAGGCGCTCGCCGCCGGCAACGAGGAGCTCGTTCAGGAGCGGCTGGCGGTGATGGATGAGTGCCGGTCCGTGCTGCGCGCCGTCCTCCTCGATGCGGGCGACGGGACCGGTCCGACCGAGGAGTTCGAGCGCAAGGCGACGCCCTTCGCCGGCCTCCCAGAGCTCCTTGATCGCTTCTGCAACCGGCTCGCCGCGGCGGCCGACATGCCGGTGACCAGGCTCATGGGGCAGAGCCCCGCGGGCCTCAACGCCACCGGTGCGCAGGACGAGAGCTGGTGGTTCGACCGCATTGCCGGTCTCCAGGATGAGGTCATGCGCGAGCCCCTCGAGCGGCTCATCCACCTTCTCTTCGTCTCGAAGGAGGGTCCAACCGGTGGCGTTGTGCCGGAGAACTGGTCCCTCGCCTGGCGCCCGCTGAAGCAGCTCTCGCCGATGGATGAAGCGACGCGCCGGAAGACCGTCGTCGACATGGCGAAGTCCGCGATCGACAGCCAGATGGTGATGCCGGAGGAGGCCGGGGTCTCGATCTTCGGCGGCGACGAGTTCTCCCAGGACATCCACATCGACAAGGAGCTGCGCAAGCAGATGGCGGACAACACCGCCGCCGAGCTCGAGGAGCAGGCCACCGCGCTCGAGAACCCGAACCCAGGCGAGCCGGGCGGGCCCCCGAAGCCGCCACCGCCCGCCCCGGCGCCCGGCGTCGTTCCGGGCGCGCCACCAGCTCCCCCTGGCGCGCCGGCCGCTGCAACTCCCCGTGCGAAGCCTCCGAAGGCCGCGAAACCGGGTAAGGGCGACAAGAAGCCGTGACCCTGTCGAGCCGCAAGCGCGCCCAGGTGGTGGCCGAGATCCGGGCCCGGACCGCCCTCATGGCGATCGCCGGGAAGCGCCACCGGCGCCGCCCCGTTCCCAGGCAGGCCCAGCCGGACACGATCCGGCTCTCCTACTTCGCCGCCCTGCGGCACATGATCGAGGACGCTCACGCGCAGGTCGTGCGCGCGGTGCGGCCGCGCTTCGCCGAGATGGTCTCGGACTTCGGCCCGACGAAGCACGACGCGGCGGCTGCGGCCGCGGAGCGCGCCGACGACGGCGAGCACTCCGGGACCTATCTCGCCCTCTCGGTTCCGCCAGCCGCCGGCGAGCTCATGGCCGTGCCGGGCGGCGAGCCGGCCGACGGCCTGCACTTCACCCTCTTCTACGCGAAGGGCCTCACCGCCGAAGCGGCGGCGCTCGTCGAGGAACGCTTCCGCGAGGTCTGGGAGGAGTACCGCCCGATCGAGGTGGTGGTCCGGCGCCTCGGCGTCTTCCTCGGCTCCTCGAGCTCCGACTTCAGGGACGTCCTCTACGCGCGACCCGAGTCGCCGAAGCTCCTCGAGCTCCGCCGCGCCTTCATCGCTCGGCTCGCGAAAGACGGCGTCGCGCCCGCGAGCGAACACGCGTTCACGCCGCACATCACGCTCAAGTACCTCGAACCAGGCGAGCCGCGGCCGGGCTCGATCGCCCCCGTCCGCTTCGAGATGTCCGACTACGTGTTCGAGGCGGGCGACCCGGCGGCCTCGGTACGCACCGACGCGATCGACTTCAACGCCTTCTTCGATGCGATCGCCGGCGACTTCTTCAGCGCCTGGACGAACAGCCGCTTCGCGGAGCTCGCGAGGTCCATCGCCACCCGCACCGCGACCTTCCAGCAGGACCAGCTCGTGCGCCAGTGGAAGGCGATGTTCGGGGTGGACGTCCTCAAGATGGAGCCGTGGCTCGCCTCGAAGGTCGAGGCGTTCACGACCGAGAGCGTCTCCCTCATAAAGAGCATCCCGGCGAAGTTCTTCACCCAGGTCGAGTCCCAGGTGATCCGCGCCGCGCGGGAGGGCCTGCGCTGGGAGGTTCTCGCCGAGACCATCGAGGCGCGCACCGGGGTGGCCGAGGCCTCGGCGAAGCTCGTCGCCCGCGACCAGGTCGGGAAGTTCATGGGCGAGCTCAACGCCGCCCGCCAGCAGGAGCTCGGCGTCTCCCGCTTCATCTGGCGCACCGCGCGAGACAACCGCGTGCGCGAGTCGCACGAGGAGCTCGAGGGCAAGGTCTTCGCCTGGAACGATCCGCCCATCGTCGACGGCGAGCCTTCGCTTCCAGGCGAACCCATAAACTGCCGGTGCCAAGCAGAGCCGGTCCTGGCCGACGTCGTGGCGGAGCTGACCGGGTCGCCGGCGAATCAGTCGATGGGCGGCACCGAGACGGAGGACTCGGCGGGGTGGTGGCGGGTCGACTGGAACGAAGAGGACATCATCCGCGCCCCCGCCGGAGAGCCCGGCGGCGGCCAGTTCGCAGGATCGCGCCACACCGAGCAGAACCCTCTCCCCGAGCTCGGCGCCGGCGTGAAGGCCAAGCTCACGAAGATGAAGAACAAGGCCGCGGCCGCGCCGCCAGCGGAGCCACCTCCGGATCTGGTGGCCTCCTCCTCTACGGTGCCGCTCACCTCCGAGCAGACGGGCGAGGTTCGCCA